GCTGGTGCCCCTGGCGGCCCCGCTGCGCCCCAAGCACGCGCGGCAGCGCCTGCGGGCCCGGCGGACGCGCTGGCTGCGCCGGTGGCGCGCCAGGAGCGGCCGGTAGCTTTTCCCGCCGCGGGGGGACGTGATAGGGTTTCCGCAAGTCAGGAGCCCCGCCCATGCCCCTCTCGGACATCGTTCAGGTCAACGTCAGCACGCAGAGCCCGGGCGTCACGCGCGCCGGCTTCGGGGTCCCGCTGATCCTGTCGCAGACGGCGAGCTGGACCGAGCACTCCCGCTCCTACACCAGCCTCACCGGCGTCGCGGCCGACTTCCCCGCGGGCACGCCCGAGTACTCGGCGGCATCGAAGGTGTTCTCGCAGAACCCGCGCCCCGCGAAGCTGCGGATCGGGCGCGCCAGCACCAACCCCGTCTCGCAGCGGTGGGCCGTCGGCGTGATCACCGCCGCCGTCGGCGTGGTCTACAAGCTCTACGTCGCCCTCGCCGACGGCACCAAGCAGGCGGTGTCGCACACGGCGCTCGCCGCGGCGGCGTGGCAGACCAGCCACACCTACGCCGCCGGCGACCTGGTGACCAACGACAGCGGCAAGCTCTACGTCTGCACGACGGGCGGCACCAGCGCGGGCAGCGGGGGCCCCACCGGCAGCGGGGGCACGGCGATCACCGACAACACGGTGACCTGGTACTACGCCGGGGCCGGCTCGGCGGGCGCGGCCTCGAGCGACGCGATCGTGGAGAACCTGCTGCTCGGCGTGAACGCGCTGTACCCCGCGTGGCAGACCGGCCACGCCTACGCCGTCGGCGACCAGGTGACCAACGACACGGGCAAGTGGTACGTGTGCACCATCGCGGGCACCAGCGCGGGCAGCGGCGGCCCCACCGGGCGCAGCGCGGCGATCACCGATAACACGGTGACCTGGGCCTACGTCTCCGACGGCACCACGCAGAGCCTGCAGGGCAGCGCCGGGAGCAAGACGCTGCGCGTGCTGGCCAACGCGAGCTCGGTGTGGGTCGCGGTCGAGATCGACGACCCCAACCGCCTGTCGCTGGCGCAGGACCACGCGGCGCCCACCTCGAGCGGGCTGGCGACCGACCTGGCGGCGATCGCGGCCGAGACCACCGACTGGTACGGGCTGATCACGCTGTACAACAGCTCGGCCTACGTCGCCGCCGCCGCGGCCTGGTGCGAGTCCAACACCAAGCTCTACGCGGCCGCCGTCAACGACACCGCCTGCGCCACCGCGGCCTACACCGGCGCCTCGGACATCGGCCACACCCTCAAGGCCACCGGCTACGCGCGCACGGCGCCGTTCTTCCACCCGCGCGCCGCCGACTTCGCCGACGCCGGCGAGATGGGCCGCTTCTTCCCGATCGCCCCGGGCGGCGACAACTGGCGCCTCAAGACGCTGGTGGGCGTGACCAGCGGCTGGGGCAACGGCACGCAGTACACCAGCACCCACGTCACCAACCTCACCGCCCGCAACATGAACTTCTACTACGACCTCGCCGGCCTGTCGGTGATCGGCGGCGAGGGCATGGTGGCGGCGGGCGAGTACGTCGACGTGGTGCGCGGCATCGACTGGTGGAGCGCGCGGACGCAGGAGCGCCTCGCCAACCTGCTCATCCAGAACGAGAAGGTGCCCTTCACCGACAAGGGGATCGCGCTGGTCGAGGCCGAGGTCGAGGCGCAGAACGACGAGGGCGTGCGCGCCGGCCTGATCAACCCGGGCAGCCCGCCGGGCATCCCCGCCCCCTCGGTCACCGTGCCCACCTCGGGCTCGGTGTCGCCGTCGGACCGCGCGGCCCGCACCCTCAACAACGTCAACTCGCAGTGGGTGGTCGCCGGCGCGATCAACCACCTCGTCGTCAACGCCACCGTGACGCAGTAGCCGAGGAGCCCGACCAATGGCCCAGCAGACCCATGATCCCTCGGCGGTGACCGTCTCGATCGCCGGCATCACCCTCACGCAGTTCGCCAAGGGCACCTTCGTCGAGGTCGAGTACGACACCGACGCCTACAGCGACGAGGTGGGCGCCGGCGGCGAGGTGGTGCGCGTCAAGTCGTCCGACCAGCGCGGCACCGTGCGCGTCACGCTCATGGCGGCCTCGCCCTCCAACGACGAGCTCTCCGCGCTCGCCGCCACCGACCGCGCCGCGGGCAACGGCGTCGGCGCCGTGCTGGTCAAGGACGGCCCGACCGGCACCAGCAAGCACAGCAGCGAGAACGGCTGGATCAAGCGGATCCCCAACCGCCCCTACTCCACCGAGGCCGACAACGTGCAGTGGGAGTTCCGCTGCGCCAAGCTCAAGAGCGCCGTCGGCGGCACGGTGGGGACGTAAGCCGTGGCCGGCGCGCAGGGGGCGGCCGTGGTGTCGCGCGAGCTGCAGATCGGGGACCGGCTGTACAACGTGCAGCCGCTCACCGCCATGCGCAGCTTCGTGCTGCAGCCGCGCCTCGCGCCGGTGGTGGCCGAGGCGGCCGCGTTGTTCTTCGGCGTCGCCCGGGGCGTGGCGGGCGGCGACACGGAGATCAGCGTCGCCGCGCTGCTCGAGGCCGACGTGGACCTGGACAAGCTGGTGCAGGCCTTCGGGCGCATCGCCGAGAAGCTGCCGCCGCGCGAGCTCGAGGACATCACGCGCCAGCTCCTGGCGGGCGCCACCTGCAACGAGCAGCTCCTGTTCGCCGCGGTGCAGGGGGCAGGGGACCCCTTCGACGTGCTCATGCGCGGCCGGGCGCTGGAGACCTGGCGGCTGCTGTGGCACGCGGTGCGGGTGAACTACCCGGATTTTTTCGCCGCCCTCGCCGGGAGCGCCGCGCCGGCCCCGGCGGCGAGCCCCTCCGCGGCGTAGAGCACCTCGCGCCGCTCTGGCCGATCTACCGCCTGGTCGCCAAGGGCTGGCTGACGCTGGACGGCGCGGCGTCGCCCACGGGCGGCGTGCTGCGCGAGCACGTGCTGGACCTCAACGAACTGGCCGACGCGCTCGAGGAGGCCGAGACCGAGGCGCGCCGCAAGGCACAGGCGGCGCAGCGGGGGGGGCGCGGGCCCGGCTAGTCGCCCGGGGCGGGTGCTGATAGCATGGGGCCCGCGCGCCTAGCTGGTAAGCGGTGGGCGCAGAGGAGAGACCCCATGGCGACCCCGACCGGCAAGACCCCGCGCAGCACCCACCAGTGGCTCGCGCCCCTGTACCAGTTCCTCGATTGGCTGCTCGCCCTGCTCACCGGCGGCGCCAAGCTGTGGCCGGTGGACGCGGTGATGACCCCGCCGCTTCCGGCCAACACCTACGCCAACGGCACCAGCGGCGTCGGCGCCACGCTCACCATGAACGCCGCGGGCGTGCTTCCCACCGTCGACGGCTACACGCTCAAGCTGGGCGACCGCGTGCTGGTCACCGGCGAGACCACGCTGGCCAACAACGGCCTCTACTACGTCTCCACGCTGGGCACCGCCTCCGTCGCCGCCGTCCTCACCCGCGACCCTAACTTCGACGCCAGCGCCGAGATGGTGGCCGGCACCAAGTTCGGCGTGAAGAACGGCACGCTGCACGGCGGCAAGGCGTGGGTCTACACCGGGATCTCCTCGCCGACGGTGGGCACCACCGCGATCACCTTCCACGGCTCGCCGCACTTCGACATCTGCCGCGGCTCGATCCCGGCCTCGCGCCTGGCCTTCTCCGTCAACCCGACGGCGAACGACACCATCGCCATCGGCGGCAAGACCTTCACCTTCGTGTCGTCGCTGGGCGCGGCGGGCTCCACGGTGCAGGTCAAGATCGGCGGCAGCGCCTCGGCCACCCTCACCAACCTGATCGCGGCGATCAACGGCGACACCACGAACACCAACTGGACCGAGGCCACGTCGGCCTTCGCCGTGGCCCTGATCGCCGACGCGGTGACCTCGACTGTCCTGCGCATCCGCAACGCCGTCTCGCGGGGTAACCGCGCCACCGCCGGCGTCGCCGCCTCCACCGCCCTCACCGCCAGCGTCACCGGCGGGGCCTCGGCCTGGTCGATCGCCAACCTCAACGCCTACGGCAAGGTCGGCAGCGACAACCAGCGCGGCGAGGCGGTGATCACCGTCACCAGCGCCATGATCACCGCGACGGCGATCCACCTCGAGTTCCCGTTCCCCGTCGGAGGATTCATGGTGCAGGTGCTGACCAGCGCGGGCCTGGTGCGCTACACCGCGCGCGACGCCTTCTCGATCTCGGGCAACGCCGTCGTGTGCACCCTCAACGGCAGCACCGCCCCGGACATCCAGAACACCGACGTGCTCACCGTCCGCGCCTGGCAGTAGGCGCGGCGCGGGCTGCGGCCCGCACCAGCTCCACCCGCGCCCGTCCCGCCTTCGCCGGCGGGGCGGGCGTTGTCGTTTCGGGATAGACTGGCGGCACCCGCCATGATCCTGCGCGAAATCTTCGCCAAGCTCGGCCTCGACGTGGACGCGCAGGCCTTCGCCAAGGGCGCGATCGCCGTCGAGGGCGTCAAGGCCGTCGTGGGCAAGCTCGTCGACAAGGCCGAGGACCTGGCGCGGCAGTTCGTCGAGAACGTCAAGGCCACCGCCGAGTACGCCGAGAACATCGACGGCCTGGCGCAGTCAGCGGGCGTCACCGTGGAGGCCCTCCAGCGCGTCGGCAAGGCGGCCGCCCTGGAGGGCATGTCGATCGACCAGGTGAGCGCCAGCCTGGTCATGTTGACGCGCAGCATGAGCGCCGCCGCCGCTGGCGAAGGAGATCAGGCCGCGGCCTTCCGCAAGCTCGGGGTCGCCGTGCGGGACACCAACGGACAGCTCCGGGCCGGCGACCAGGTGTTTGCCGACCTGATCGCGCACTTCTCGGAGCTGCCCGACGGGGTGGAAAAGACCCACTTGGCCATGTCGATCTTCGGGCGCAGCGGGGCACAGCTCATACCCGTGCTCAACAACGGCGCCGAGGCCCTCGAGGCCATGCAGCAGGCCACCGTCATATCGCCCGAGCAGATCCGCGCGGGCAAGGAGATGGTTCAGGTCCAGCGTCAACTTGCCGCGCAAACGCAGTCGCTGTGGCGCGGCGCGATCGCGCCCCTGCTGCCCGCGATCACCGACCTGCTCAAGCAGTACCTGGCGTGGAAGAAGGCCAATAACGAGGTGATGAAGGCGCGGATCCAGGCGGTGCTCGGCGGCGCGATCGCTGTGGTGCGCGGCCTCGGGGCGGCCTTCAAGTTCACGCTCGGGGTGATCCAGTTCTTCAAGGACAACTGGAAGGCCGTGCTGGCGCTGGTGGTCGGCGGCGTGACCGCGTGGGCGCTGGCCAACACCGCCCTCGTGGCGTCCTTCGTCGCCACGCAGGCAGCGGGCGTAGCCTCGGCCGTGCGCGTCGCCGCCGCGTGGCTGGCGGCCGCGGCGCCCTTCGTGGCGATCGCCGCCGCCGTCACCGCGATCCTGCTGCTCTTCGACGACTACCGGATCTACCAGGAGGAGATCGCGGCGGGGCGCGACGGCATGCGCACGGTGTTCGGCCGCCTCAAGCACTGGACCGACGACCTGTTCTCCGACAAGGGCAAGAAGGAGGTGTGGTGGGTCGAGGCGCTGCGCAACGCGGCGTGGACCGTCACGCACCTGGACGAGGTGATCAAGGAGCTGCGGCGCGACCTCGAGGGGCTGTTCGGCGACCTCAACGTGGTGCGGCGCCTGCGGGACGCCGCGGCGGCCGCCACGGGCCTCCAGCGCGCGCACACGGGGGACGAGCCCGGGTGGAAGTGGGAGACCACGTACAAGACCAAGGCGGACGGCACCCGCGTGCCCGCGGGCCGGCGCGCCGTGCCGATCGCCGGCGAGGCGCCCGAGCTGCCCACGGCCAACACCGAGGCCATGGCGGCCCCGGTCCCCACGGCGCCGCCCCTGGCGGCCGGGGCGGGCGTGTACGCACCCGTGCAGCGCAACGAGATCCACGTCCACGCGGCCCCCGGCATGCGGGAGGCCGACGTGGCCGACCTGGTGGTGCAGAAGGTCGACGAGTACTGGCAGGGGCAGATGGAGTCCGCCGCCGCCGCCGGGGGAGGGTAGCCGATGGCCGACCAGCCGATCACCGTCATGGCCAAGCTGGGTCAGATCGACACGCTCAAGCTCGACGCCACGGTGCGCGAGCAGCACACCGGCAGCAACACGGTCACCGATCACCCCGTCGAGCAGGGCGCCAACATCAGCGACCACAGCCGGCCCGACCCGGATCGGCTGGTGCTCGACTGCATCGTGAGCAACACGCCGCTCTCCGACGGCTCCACGCACACCGTCGAGTCGAACGGCTACAACTTCACCGTCACCGCGGCGCAGGACAGCACGCGCGCCCCCAATGCCTACCAGAAGCTGCAGGATCTGCGGCTGAACGGCACGCTGGTCTCGGTGGTGACCACGCTGCGCACCTACTCGTCGATGCTGATCGAGTCGATCACGATCCCCGTCGACGCCAAGACCGCCGGCGCCATCCGTTTCCAGGTCAACCTTAAGCAGGTGCGGGTGGTGCAGAACAGCCTCACCGCGGTCACCGTCAGCAAGGACACGCGGCGCGGGCCCACGGCCAAGACCGGGGCGCAGACCATGACCTTCACCGAGGAGGATGTCTACGGCAAGCAGTCGCCGCTCAACGCGCTGGTCGAGGGCGGGAGGTCCGCCCTGAGCAACGGCGTGCTGGGCGGCTACGTCGGCGCGGTGGGGAACTAGGCCATGCCGCAGACGATCCCGCTCCGCAACGACCTGCCCCGCTTCTCGCTGCAGGCGGTGCTCGAGGGCACGACGTACACGCTGTCGTTCTACTGGAACACGCGCCTTGGGGCGTGGTTCCTCGACGTGCTCGACGACGGGGGCGACAACGTGCTCAACGCCGGCCTGCGCTTGGTCGCCGACTTCCCGCTGCACCCCTACCGCACCGGCCGCGTCCCCGGCGGGCTGTTCGTCGCCGTCGACACCTCGGGCAAGCACGAGGACCCGGGCCTCACCGACTTGGGGCAGCGCACGCAGCTCGTGTACTTCTCGGCGGCCGAGGTCGGCGGGTAGCCTCGGGCCATGGGCGATCAGCTCTACGGGCGCCGGTGCAAGGTCACCATCGCCACCCCGGTCTCGACGCCGGGCGACTTCAAGACCGCCACCTCCAACGTGCTGGAGGTGAACGGCGGCGACGACCCCAACAAGCCCGGCCTGCGCGTGCGGTTCAAGGTGAAGAAGTCCCGCGAGAAGGAGCCCAACACCGCGGAGATCATCATCACCAACCTCGCCAAGACCACGCGCGACGGCCTCGGCACCAAGGGCAGCAAGGTGCTGCTCGAGGCCGGCTACGCGGGCACGGGGATCAACCGGATCTTCCTCGGCGACGCGCGCACGATCGACCACGTGCGGGAAGGCGCCGACTGGTCGACCGTCCTGCGCTGCGGGGACGGCGAGCGCGGGTACCGCTTCGCCCGCGCCTCCGAGTCCTTCGCCGCCGGCACGCAGGCGGCCGACGTGCTGCGGTACCTCGGCGCGCAGCTCGGGCTCGACAAGGGCAACGTCGACCAGGAGGCGGCGGCGATCAACGTGCGCTTCGATCAGGGGTACGTGGTGTGGGGCGCCGCGCAGGCCGAGCTCGATCGGCTGCTGGGGTCGATCGGCTACGGCTACAGCATCCAGGACGGCGTGCTGCAGGTGCTGCAGACGGACGCGTCGCTCACCGGCGTGGCGATCCCGGAGATCACGCCCGACACCGGCCTGGTGGGCTCGCCGCAAATGGGCACGCCCGAGAAGGCCGGCGCGCCGGCGCTGCTCAAGTTCAAGTCGCTGCTCACGCCGACGCGGCCCGGCGGGCGCGTGTACCTGCGGAGCGAGCGGTACAAGGGGCAGCTCGTCGTGAAGAAGTGCGAGTACTCCGGGGACACGCACGGCGGCGACTGGTACACCACGATCGAGGGGGTGCTGCTTGGCCAGTGAGCGCGCACCAGAGCTGGCCGAGGTGCTGCGCCGCACGCTCGAGGCGCGCCTGGCGCGCGTCCACACCATGCTGCCGGCCCGCGTCACCCGGTACGACGCCGGCAAGCGCCTGGTCGACTGCCAGCCGTTGATCCAGGGCGTCTACAGCGACGAGCAGGGGGCCCGCCAGACGCAGGCGCTGCCCGTCGTGGCCAACGTCCCCGTGCTGTTCTCCGGGGCCGCCGGATTCGCGGTCACCTGCCCGATCAGCGACGGCAACCTGGTGATCGAGGGCAACCAGATCCCGGCGACGATCGGCGCCCTGCTGGTGTTCGAGCGCAGCGTGGATCGGTGGCTGTCGGGGGCGGGGCAGGCGGTGGACCCCGAGATCGACCACATGCACGACCTCACCGACTGCATGTTCGTGCCCGGCCTGCTGCCGTTCGGTGGCGCCGGCGCGCAGCCCCCCACCGACCACATGCTGGCGGGCCTGGTCGGCGGCGTGGCGATCCACCTGCACCGGACGGTGATCTGCATCGGCGACGAGTCCGGGGCGCAGCCGATCCCGCGCGGCACCGACCTCGAGGAGCGGATCGCCAAGCTCGAGGCGGCCTACAACGCGCACACGCACCCAACCGGCGTGGGGCCCTCGGGGGCCACGGCGAGCACCGTGGACGGCACGCCGACCTTCCAGGCCTCGCAGGGCAAGGTCCAGTAGGCGGCCGCCGTGGCGCTGGTCAAGGCGGCGCTCGAGGCGGCCCTGCTGCCCGTCCTCGACCTCTCCACCAGCAGCCCCAGCGCGGCCGCGGCGGGGACGAATTGGGCGGCCGCCTACGACCCCTACGCGCAGCTCGGAACGGCCAACGGCGTGCCCGCGG